GACCATTCGCAATCAGATTATTATCAAACTGCATTTTAATCTGTGCGCCTGTCTGAGAGGCAACCGCATTGACAGTAGCAGATGCTTTGCTTGCAGCCAAGGTATAATCATATTTTGCCGGATTAAATGTCGGAGAAAGCGTTTCATCCCCGATAATCAAATCCGAAAGAGTTGCATCGTTTGCCTTATCGCCGGCAAATGTTGCGGATGTTATCGGTGCAGCACCGATTCCAATTACAACAAATCCTTCCGGAATAACAGGCACACCATCATATCTGGCAGTTCCTTTGAATGCAACCTGATCTTCTGCGAAGCGGTATTCATCTGAGCGTTCGATATTTGAGCCTGCTCTCTCTGCAAGCAGATACAAGTCTCCATATCCGGCAATAATATTATTATCAGGAATAATATCGTCTGACAAAACAATAATATCGCCACCGGCAACAGGCATAATGCCTTCTTCAATGGTAACGATTTTACCTTCTGCGTTCGCATTCATACCCTGAATTTTAATCATGGTATATGTACTTTCATTCATCGCCCAGAACTTTGTGCTCCTTGAATACTTGCCTTTTGTAAGACCGCCTGCCGCTACAATCTGACGGAAGAAATCAATGCCCGTTATGGACGAATCAATTGTTATTAAATGGGAATTAAGGTTTTCCCAAGCTCTTGCCTGCTGCGGATAGTCACTGGGTTCTGATGTCTGCGCAAGTCTTACGGCAATTCCTAACGGCATTTTGGTTCCGAGACCATAAAGTATAGCCTTGTCAATTCCGATACCGAGAGAAACAAGCAGGGCTTCAACAATTTCATAGGCTAAGTCAATATCGGAACTATCTTCCAGTGTTGCTCTGCAAATATAAATCAATGCGCCTAACTTATAGCCATCTACCTCAACCTGATTAAACCCGAAATCAATTTCATTGATTGCTGCACACATCTCCGTCCATACAGCTTCAGGAATAGTTCCCATTACAATCTGACGGGATTTTCCGTTTACACTGCGCAGACGAACTCTGTTAATAAGCTTTGAATAGTTGATAATATTTTCCCTGATTATATCCAAAAAAACCGTTGGAATACCGAGCTGTGCGCCGCTGATAGTCCGTTTCTGATTGGATGCCTCAAGACCCTTTTCTCTGAAGTCCTTTAAGAAGCTTCTTACCTCATCTGATGCAAAAATCTGACTTCTTTCTTCTGCTGTAAGATTAAAAAATTTTCTGGTGTTCATTTCCTTTATTTCCTTTCTGTTCTGATCTGGTGTTAAAATCGGTTTTGCTTCCATTTTTGAGCGCAGCTCTGTGATTTCCCTTTCCCAGCTTCGAATTTCTTCCTCCGCTTCAAGAATTGCAGCATCATTTTCGGAACTTTCGGTATCAATACGCTCCGCCTCATCCTCAACAATTTTTCTTTCTTCCTCGGTTGAATTTTCATCAAGCTCGTTCAGTGATTCTTCACATTCTTTAGCCTGCTGCTCAAGATTCCGCTTTGTAATATTCAAAGCTTCCAAATCTCTCTTTTTTTCCTGAATTTTTTTTGACAATACAAGTGTTTTGAGTGCCATAATTATTTTTCTCCTTTTATTTTATTTAAAATTGTTTTTTTCCACGCTTTGAAGTTTTCTCTTTTTTCATTTTGATAGTCCAAAAGCGTTTGTTTATTTCGTGCATGAATTTCCGTGTTTTTATAAGCTGGAAAGGTACATGGGGAAACTTCATATAAAGGCAAAACAACTTTGATATCATCAACAATTGTTCCATCCTCTTCTTCCGTTCGCTCTTTCGTTTTTATATCGAAACCAAAAGAACAGCCTGTAACATCCCGTCGTTTTATTCTTGCCAGAGCATTCATAGCATCCGAATCCTGCTTATTGATTTCCACAGTTCCATACAAGCCGATTTCATCACAATAAAAAACAGCAGTGCCGTTTGACCTGCTGCCTAAAACGATATTGCTGTCATGATTCCAAAGAACCTTTATTTCATCACTGCTTGCTAAGCATTCATCGAATGCACCGGGACTGATTTTTTCTTTCCAACCTGAACAAATTTCATAAAATTCATTGAATTTTGCAAAATATCCCTCAATAATCGGATTTCCGTTTTCTGATTCACGAATTTTCATTGCTTCCATATTAAGCATTCTAACTTCCATTATCACTACCTCCTTCCTGAAGCTTTTTTTGATCCCCAATCATTTCTTGAGGAATATAGTTTTCTAAAATAACCAAATTATCTAATCCCGATAAGGGATCAAGTCCAATCCAATCTCTGACCTCGTTTCCGGTCATAATGCCCTTTGTATACATATCACTTCCTACTGTTGACAGGGCAGTAATGTCATATGTGTACAGGGAACGAGAATTGAATCTGACGTACCAATCGGGATTTATAATTAATTTTTTGGTTATTTCTTGTTCAATAATGTTACAAATCGGTTTAATCTTTGTTGAAATAAAATTATTCCATTCATCTTTATCAAAGGCTCCCACTCCAACAAGAAATTCCGGAACGCCCAACATGGCCGCCACAGTTTTTTTGTCAATATTAACCGAATCGTTTATAGCCAAATCATTTAACGAAAGCGGCTTAACTTCCTGAATTTCAAATGTGTCTGCAGGAATCAGCCATGGTTCGCCTGCTTCATTGGATTTAATATAATCATTTAAAATTTTGGATCTTTCTATCGGCTTTCCGAATTCATCAACAAGGGCATCAGCCTTAACAATAAGGGATGGCTTCCATTTACTTTCCATAAATCCTTTCTTTGTCTTTGCCGCCTGTGCTAATGTAGAAACAACTGTTTTTAAACTGGCTTCATATGAATTACCTTTCCAAGGGTAAGGCAATTTCGGATTATTCGGAAAATGCAATATTTCTTCGGGATAAAACTTTATACCGTTATAGAGAATATAATAGCCATACCCTTCCGGAACAAAGGTCACTTGATTTGATGAAACAGGTATTAAATTTTCAATATATTCATCCTTAAAAACAGGCAATACAATTGAATTACCGGTAAGCAGCATTTCTTTTACAATCACATAAATAAAAGTTTTCCGTGTCATATATGTATTCGGAGCAATATCAATCATTTTTGATAAACTGTTTTTTATCCTTTTATCTCCATCATCACTGTTGCACCTAAGATGAATTGTCATGCTTGAAATTAAATCCGCTATTTTTTCAATTCCGGCTAACACTTCGGGATTTTGTGAAAGCGGTGTATAGCCACTGCAAATCATTTCATTAAAATCCGAACCCATCAGGAATGAAAAATTATTTCTCTTTTCATCGCTTTTATTTGATATCCTTACATTTGTTAACTTCTTTAGCTGTTGAGCCATTCTTCAACCTTCTTTCCTTTTCTGCTGTCAACAAGCATTTGTTTATTTGCTATAACTGCCGCATCAAACAAATCAATTCTTTGTGTCGGAAGAACCTTTTCAAATCGTACAAAATCGTCACTGTCCTCAATTGCTTTAACATTTGATATACAATACTCGAAGGCTTTATTGTGCAAGTAATAAAAATTCTGCTTTTTTATTGCCATTTCTATTGATCTGAACGCTTCTGTTTTTTCAACATATCTTTGAAGCTGATTGCGCATTCTGAATCCGGCTTTTTTCATCTTCAGAACAAATTCGTAAGAATAGCGCTGATCATATCCTATAACACGGATTCCGAATCCCATTTCACGCATACTTAAGAACCATTTCACAACATCCTCATATTCAACCGTTTCACTGTTGCATAAAGTGAGCCAGCCTTGTTCCTTCCACCAAAAGAACGGTATATTGTCTTTTTCTGCCTTTTCCTGAGCTGTAACAACCGGCATAAAAGCGTGGGAGATAACAATATCTATGTTTTGGTATCTACCGTATAGACAAGCCCCTGTAAGGTCGTACAGTTTTGATAAATCGGCACCGCCATACCAAACAATCGGAAGCCTTGCCAGTTCCTCAAGGGTAAAGCTATATTTTGCATCACTTGTAACTACCTCTGTAAGTGAAAAATAGCTTTTTGTCGAATTTGTATATACATTCAATGATTTATTTAAGAATTCGTTTCTGCCGGATGGATCGTTTAAAGCCTGCAATGCTTCGTTTAAAATATCCTGCTTTCTTATCGTAACACCGTAATTTGGATTAGCCCTTTCGTGCTCTATTGGATTAACAAAATCATCAGGGTCATCCGATTCGCAAATAAATATAAAATATTCGTTATCCTCCGCCTTTCCATCAAGAACATCTTTACAGTATTTTACTCTGCGAAAACAAAAGGAATTAGGATTATTACCGGCGGATGTTATTCCTATTAAGAGCTTGTTTTCGTAAGCCTTCATGGCCTGCTTGTAAACAAAATAGTCGTTCTCGCTTTTATAAGCATGGATTTCGTCAAGAATAAAAATATTTCCGTTAATTCCATCAGCCCGCTTACTGTCTGCAGCCAGTGCCTGAATACGCATTTCCCCATCAACAAATTTTCTGCTGATGGAATGCTCGGCATTGTTATCTATTATTCTGAAATTTTCTTCTTCATTTAACAAGATTATGTTATCTCTGATATTATTAAAAGCTTCAAGCGCCCGGTCTAATTTCGTAGCAACAATATTAACCATTGAAAAAAATTTTCTGTCAAGAAAGGCAAGAGCCCAGGCCAGAGCAGAAGCAAAAAATGTTTTGCTGTTTTTTCTCGGCAAAAAAATCAGCGCTTCCTTGAAGCGCCTTTCATTTGTGCCTTTAATATAAAATCCGGCAATATTATAGCAAATAAATTTTTCCCACATTTCTAATTTAAAAAATTTGCCTCTTGCCGGTCCTTTTATATGCTTAAACGTTTTTTCAATAAATCTAACAACAAACGCAGCGGATTTCTCTTTGAATTCCCACTGGGGATTCTCCAAATCCCGGAGAAACCTTTCGCATGCTTTAACGCGATACTTATTTGCTATTATTTTTCCATCAATAACATTTTTACACCACTTTTTAATTTTGGACAGTTCGGATAAATTCTTTTTAGCCATCAAAATTTGCCAATATTTCGGCTAAGCCTCCGCTTTTTTGTTTTGCTTTTTTATCTTTAATTTTTTTCAGCCCAAGTGGTGTAAGTCCAAGCTCGTTCAAATATTTTAAAGCACGGTCATTCAAATCTGCTATAACTTGATACTGTGGATTTTTTGACAGATTGGTTGAGCCGCTTTTGTTTGTAAATTCAACAACAAAATTGCTGCCTGCTGCTTTGAATTCATCCCTTGCAAAGTCTAAATCGTTTAAAATTTCGCTTAAAATTGCAATGGTTTTATCAAATTCCGGGGAATATGTGTCCAAATTTTGCATAGATTTCGTTATTTTATCTGTATAATTTTTTTTATACTTAATTTTGGTTTCCCCCTTTTCATAAAAACTAACTCACTTGGAAATATC